CCATCAGCGTGATCCCAGACTTGCTGCCAGCAACGTCGTCGGTATGCCAAGCATCGTGGCCTGTTGCTGCTGCTGGCCTTGGAACCTAGCAAGCCTGTCGGCCTGTTGCGCTGCCGCCAAAGCACCGAGATCAGCCGGAGGTGGCCCCGCTACAGGAGCAAGTGAACCGGGCCCTTGCGCTGCTGCCTGACTGAATGGAGTCGTCCCTGTCAGCATCGCCGATAGCTCAGTCATGGGCTGCTGACGCTCACGCAGACGTTCGGCAATAGCACGATCTCTGGCTTGTTGCGCGAGCGCATACTGATTCTGGGCTTCTGCGATTTGTTGGCTTCTCTGGCCCGTCGCTACATCAAACTCAGTGCCCAGTTCCTGTAGCTGCTGTCCACGGCCCGTGAGAATGTTCCCAAGTATGTTCTGCTGTAGTGTCTGCCCTTGGAATACAGCTTGGCTGGCAAGATCGGCCAACTGATCGTTCTTCTGTTGCCGGAATAGCTCAAGCTCTTGATTAAAGGCATCGGAACCTTCTGGAATGCCGCTGGTAATCAACTGCGTCCGCAAAGCTGCTTCCGCCCTGTCGAACTGCGGGTTCAGACGCGCCGTGGCCCTGTTGAAGAACTCGTCCGCCGCGCCCGTCGTGTAGGTGTTGAGATCAGAGTATCCCGGCAGTTGATAGCTTGCACCGGCTGTTGAATAGGTTGGCTGTGCGCCAAATTGATCGTAGGTAAACGGCGCTGGCTCCCCCGGAAGCCCTGCTGTAGTGAAGGCACCTCTGTCGATCTGCCCAAGACGCTGGGCTGCTAAGTCTTGTACGCCGCGTTGCAGACCTGCTTCCTGTACTCGCAAATCTTCATAGGGCTGCGCTAGGCTGTAAGTCCCCAGATATTGATCTGGCGCAGTCTCCCGAAATGTCGTGGTGCTATACGGCGTAACAAGATCAGGACGTGACAGAGCAGTTTGAAGTCGTGCTGCGTCTTCATCCAAAACCTGTTGATCTTGCTGTAACTGCCCGTAGTTTATAGGCGGCGGTGGATCTGGGCTACTGAACATGTCTCTAATGAAGCCCATAACCTAGCTCCTTTCTTAAAAGCACCGCTGTTCGTTTATAATCAGGCAATTCACGTTCCCAGCCGGGGCGTCCGATAATCTCTAAAAACCGAAAGTTCCGCGCCTTGGCAAAGTCACAGATTTCTTCCTCGATATGCTTGAGTTCTTCCAGATTACCGCCCGCCAGTCCAACTCTCAGGGAATCTCCGAATGCACACGTTACAGCGGCAGATTCGAGTCCCTCAAACAGCGTGAAAGTGCCCTCATCTAAGCCCTGCTCTACTTCCTCACGGCCCACGTCTTCAAATGCTTCCGTCGCCGGAGCAAGCAGCTCCCAGACGTAATCGCTCATCATAAGCCCGCCCCCACTTCATAACGAACGTCTGTCGCAAGCCACCTCACGGACTGCTGTGTGGTGCTGGTTCTAACACGCACGGCGGCGTTCCAGCCAATGTCGGCAACGCTGAACCATGCCTGCTGGGTTGTGACGGGTGCGCCCCACGTTGCCGAATCCCACGTTGCCGTATCCCACGCCGAAGCTATGGAGGACGTTGTGCTGGGCACGAAAGTCGTAGTTCCGTCACGGAAGTCGGTATCGAAGCCGATGCTTACCTCAAGATCGGCATCGCTCGCCATAACGGGACGGATTGCCGTGTACCGTTTAGGCCCGCTTCTGCCCCCGAAGTATATAAACGCCGTCTTGGCGACGGCCTCTATGGCAGCACCGGCGTCATCCGTGCCGCTATCCGCCTTATGAACCTTGGTGTTGCCGCCAAAATATAGATCGCTGTCGTAAAGCGCCCAGACGTAAGCGTTCTGATTGGTAAATCTAGCCCACGCTCCCGTATCCAGATTAACGACATACTGGATGAAATCCCCGCCTGTTGATGCCGGGACATTGATCGCCGCATAGCCGCCCTTCGGATAGATGATTCCCTGCCATCCAAAGATATCTTTGAAGTTGACGACGGAATCGTTGTAGCTGTTGCTGATCTTGTCGCTGATAGCGCGGTTGGGCGCTGCCTCGCCGGTTCCGAGAACCTGCGTCATGGGCAGAAGGCCGTTCTCTGTCACCAGGTAACAGTCTGATCCAACGCGAAGCATACACCGACGCCCTATGGGACGCCCTACCGTGTAAACACCTACAAGGCTCCACTTCGTGGCGTCAGACGGATCAGTGCCGCTGTACATGGCGATTTCGCCCTGATCCGTGTAGAACAGAATGTTGTCGTCCGGGCCGGACCCGCCGTCGCGTGTCCATGTGCTGATTGCCATCAGCTTGCCGCCCTTGCTGAACACGCTGCCCAGATTGACGGATGCAACCGTTCCGGCCACACTGTTCACCGGCAAATAGCCGTATGTCAGGCTATCCGTCAGGACGAAAAACAGCCGCTCTTTGTATACTTCCACATGGATAACATTGGCAGCGGTGATGCTGCTCAGAGTAGGCGTAGCCCATGCGGAGCCGTTCCAGTGGCGCGGTGCGTCTGCACCGTTGCATATGAACAGGAATGATCCACCTGCTGTTGTCATATTCACCCACTGGAACCGGGCATTCGACAGGCTGGTGATGACAGCAGCGCCGACTGAACCGGCACTGGTTACGTTGTAGACAGCAGTGCCGCTCGCAGCAAACATCGTGCTTGTCGTGCCGCTGGCGTAAACCATCAAGCTCTGAACAGTGGACGGCAGCCCGGTGACATGATCGTCGTAACCGTTACGCACCTGAACATGAGAACGGGCCGGAAAGAAGTTATCCAAGCGGATAGCATCGGTTTCCGGCAACAGATCGACAGAATCGCGAGTGTTCAAGCCGCCAATAGGCGACGGCACCGCGTTGCTCTGTCCTGTCATGGCAAGTGGAGAAGTAGCCATCACGCTAAACCTAACGCTTGCTGCTGTCGTTGTCGGCCAAACTGTTCATTAGCCAGTATCCTAGCCAGAATCTCCGGCGGAATATCCGCAAATTGCCTTTCCGTACTATCGGAAACAAACGGCTCCGTTACAGGCGCAGGTTGCGGCGGAACAAATACCTCCTGATTGCCCCCTGCCTGGGGGTCTTGGAAGCTGCCGCTTGGCGTCTCACCTTGGGAAAAGACATCTCCTATAGAAAAATCCGGTAAATCCGGGAATGCCCCGGCGATATCTTCTCCTAAAGCAGTGGTGCGCTGCCCAAGGGGATCAACAACATTTTCGTCAATAAAGTCACCCACAGCAGACGCACCAGCCCTGACGCGACTCCCAAGAAAATCGCCCAACCTGTCTACCGGCGCGGTGACAACATCAAATGCTCTGTTAATAGGATCGGTGACATTAGTTTCAAATCCTCTGAGGGCTGTTCCTATCATTCCTGTGTCCGCTCTAGCGGCATTCCATCCCATTCTCCCCAATGTAGGATATTCACTCATCATCATTGGTAGCCCAATAGCAGGAGATGCAAACCCGGCTACGGTGCCTGCCAGCGCAGGAATCATCCCCATATTCATTCCAGCCGGAACAGACACATCACTGTACGGATCGTTTACCGAATAACCACCCGTTCGATCTGAATGTTGGTTTACAGTAGCAACATCTTCAGTTGTCGCAGTAGGATTGTTATTTGCAAGCGCAGTGCCGGGAGCCTCTGAGCCAATCCCGCCTTTGCTAATGCTGCGTGATAATGCCTCACGCCCCTTTTCTGTATAGGTTGGGGGAGCGGCAGGCTGCCCCCTGTAACCGGCGGGAGGCCCTCTATGTTCTACATAGTCAGGATTTAGATTTATAGCCTCTAGATTTCTAGCTGCTATTTCATGCAGTGCCTCTGGAGGAGCAACAGCAGCCCTTCGAGCAGCCGCCATTTGCCGCGCCATTTCGTTGCGCTCTGCTTTTCCCAGCGGATTTTCTGGCCCCAGATCTTGTACGGCCCTGTCTACATCTGCTCGTGACACGCCCTGATATTCCGAATAACCCGGAAGACCCGGATCGGCAAACCCCATCTCAAAACCAGCGGAACCATACCCTCCTGTTGGGCCTGTCGGATCGGCAATACCCTGATCAACGCCGCCGAATTCTTGAAAGCTGGGAATTCCATTAGCCATATACTGGCCGCCGCCGGGAGCAACGCCCCCGCCGGAAGCGCGTAATTGGAAGCCTTCTTGCGGCGTGATATAGGCAGCAGAATGCCCCGGCGGAGCGCCTCTGTTCAGCGTCCGTGCGAGCATTTCGCCATATAGATCACGCGCCATAGTTACCTTCCGGCACGTTGAGCGCAAGGATAGCCCTGCTTGGGCCGCCCATCCGCAGAATCGGTTTTGCCCCGTCATGTCCGCTGTATTCTTCGATACGGGCCTGATATTCCATGAACTGCTGCTGGAACGGCAGTCCCTTGATTTTAAGAAAGCGCCAGACGACACCCAGAATAACCAGTTCCTCTTCCAGAACGGTAGTCTGCGAGTCGCCGCTGAACTTGTCCGCGTTCGCAGTCGAACCACCGGACGTATCCACCCAGTACTTGGAAACGTATTCAAACTTGACGGATTCACCTGCCGTGGGCGTCGGGTGCATGAGCAGCAACCCGCCACGAATGCGGAAACAGTTGGTGATGCCGCCGCTGACGACGGCCAGAATACGCTGCCATTCGGAGTCTGTGACCGGGCCGTAATAGGTTCTGTCCGTCGTACGGTTCCACATCGTGTTGTTGCTGAAGCGCCCGAAGTCGCTGGCAATCGAAACCATCGTGCCCTGACTTTCAGTAGCCAGAGTCGTATGGCTTCCCTCTTTAATCAAAATCTCCCACTTATACCGTTGGACTTGGGCGCGGCCTTCCTGATTCGCACAAGCCTCAAGCTGGATAACAGACGTATCCGTTGACGAGGTAACCGCATCAGGCGCAGTTATCCCGATAATCTTTGCGGCGTCTTGGCAAATCGTGAGCAGCGTCATCCAACAGCCTGCCTTGGTTTAAGACCGGCCTGATCGGCAAGGTAGTCACGGGCCAGCTTACGCAGATCAACAGTCCCGGCACCCAGACTGCTGACGCTGGCGTCTGACAGTTCTGCCAGTTGCTCGACGGTATTCACATCCTGATCGACCAGAGTCTGCGCCCGTCGTGGGCCGACGCCCTTCAAAGCCGTCAACTCGGTGCCTTGTGGCCTTATATTGGCAGCGATAACCTTCCCGCCGCTTTTCTGGTATGCCGCCAGTTCCGCCGGGAAATGCTCTTCCAGCCATTCAACTTTCTCGGACACCTTGTAGAGTACGGTGTTCGGATCACCGACGCGGCGAATTTCAATAAGATCGGGCTTTTCGTCTTCGCTCGGCAGAAACTCAATCCTGATATTGCTCATAGGCAGTTGTGCGGGGGGTTTTACGCCCCCGCACCTCCTCTAGGTTAGATGTCAACCGCACGCGGCCAGGTTCCCAGGCCGGGAGCCTCGCCGTCGGTTCCTCCACGCGCCGTCGTCAAGCAGATACCGCTGACGTTCGTCTGAGCGGAGGACGTATCGTCAAGCGAGCCAGCTGTTGCGGACGAATACAATTTAACGTCGGCAGCACAGGACGCCAGCACGTTCATCGTGACAACGCCCGTTAGCTGAACCCAGCCATACTCGCCGGAACTGATTGCTTCCGGGGCCACACCAACGATGTGCCCGTCATCAATCAAAGCCTTTGTGCATGGAACACCCGAAAAGGCTTCGGTTACAGTCACGACATCGTACTGCGCGATGGCAGAGCCAGCCGTAATGTAAAGCCAAGTCGAGCTATCGGTTCCCGTCATCCGGGTACCAATAGCTTGCGATGGTGTGGATTCCGTACCGCCGTCGAAGTCAATGCCAACAGCACTTTGAGTTGTGTATGCCATTCGCTCCTCCTACTAGGCTTGGATGATGCCCTGCCGTGCGCGATTGCTGACCGTCATATTTCCGGCCCATGCAACAGGCATGACAAGAGCGTCTTGGTTTACGGAAGCCTTCTCGCCAAGAGGCACAAACTCACGGCCTTCCGCATATCTGAGGAAGAGATAGTCCGTGTTGAGCATGTAAATCTTGTTCGAGGGGCACTGATCGTCGTAGTAGACCGGGGCATCCATGAACATGAGATTCATAAAACCAGCCGACGCCGACTCATCAGATGTAAACCGCTGGTTCGTCTGAAGTGAGGACCAGTAGAAACCAAAGTAGTTGGTATCACCGACAATCACGTCAGGACGATCCGCACCACGGATACAGGCAAGCCACAAGGTATTCATGGCCGTCTGGATTGTGGTAGCGGAAGCAGCTATGCCTTCAGTTGAGAAGTCATACACCTGATTCTGCCAGAACGAGTAGGTTGTGCTGTTGATGCCGCCAACCGTGTTACCCACGGTGCCGGGAACGACAAGCTGTAACCCGCCGAGTTCTTTGGAATCAGTTCCGGTGCCGTCTGCATAGAGCGCCGACGCCATCGTGTTCTTGAGCGATTTCTCAAGGTTCCGAATCCGGCTTTTGAGAAGATTGAAAATCTGCTCGGGGCCGGAGTTCTCGACTTGCTCAAGTCCTGAAATAACCACGTTCCCCGCCAACTGCTTGTAATTAAACTCGGCAGCGGTGAACACGTTACTGGTTGAAGTATCAAGCACCTCGTAACCCGAATACCACTTGGTTGTCGAGTTCGTAGCGTACTCAAGCTCCTGAACGATGGTTCGACCAGTCGCCGGGGACTTGTTGCCCTTTGAGTCGATGTGGCGAAGCAACGCATTGTTGTTCGTCACGTTGTCGGCCATCGTCTTGGAATAACCAGCAAGCGTAGTGGTTACAATCTCCGTATAGGTACTATTTGGAGAGGTAGCCATTTCTGTTTGCTCCCATCATGGGGCAACAGCAGTAACTCTTACGTTCTGGCAGTGTTAATCGTATCGCGTAAAATGTCGTCAAGACCGCTCGACATTACCGCCCCTTTTGGTGGTGCGGTGGACTGGGAAGGCCGCGTTTTCTTGGCTTTATCGACAGCCGCCTTTCGTTTGGCTTCCTCTTTCCTGCTTACGGACGTGCGCTCCTTTTCCAACGTCTCTTTGTAAAGATCGTCGTCAAGGCGGAGCGCCATATCGTATGCCGTCTGCAAGTCCTGTGTCTCTCCGGCAGTTACGAGCCGCGACATCCGTTCACGCAACTTCTCAAAATGGGGACGTTTCCGGTTGCCCTCTGCATCCTTTTCGTTTGCAAAAATATCAACCTGGTCCTCAAGTTGTTTGTAGCGATCCTGATGCTGCGACTGGGCCAACATATTAACTTGCTGTTGCGTCTGGGCCAGTTGCTGTTGCAGTTGCTGTGTATGCGAATCAGTAGAATAGTCTTCTACATAATCCGCGCCCGAATCGCCTGACGTTAGCTGAACATTGTAGTGCTGGGCGAGTTGAGCGATGGCCGCTTGTGGGTTCTGCCGTAGTGCATTGTCATAACTCATAAGACGCGAGATATATTCGGCCTCGCTAATCCCGTGAGCTTGCATCTGCTGTTTGTACGGTGCCAGAACGCCTTGCAAGCCCTCTACTTGTTTTCGCTG